GTTTGTTAAATTAAATGTTTTTTCTACTCCAGCATTTGCAGGAGTATCATCCATATACTTGAAGTCGTCTGTGTGCCAGTCGTACAATCCGTTCTCGTAAGAACCTCCTACTTTGTTGTAAGGGTCGTTTGTTATTACATGCCCAGCATTACAAAAATTCACCCATTGCTTTGTCATAGTGTTGTAACGCTCTTGTCTATGTAGTGCTGTCCACTGTACTATAACATAGTCATAAGTATTGTCTATTTCTTCAAACACTCTACGACTTATTTTGTGGTTGCTGTTTCCACCTAATGCAATGTTGTTCACATCTGCATCTAAAAAACTGCACCATGTTGTTTGGTTGTTCTTTACTATTAGTCCTGTTTCTTCGTCATGTATTACATCTGACCCGCCTGTAAAACTGCAACCACTAATTAACATCTTCATAACATTTTACTCTGTACACGGATTTTAACTTTATTGTTTGTAGCAAAATCCACAATACTTTTTACTGTGAGTAATCTACCATAACGCTCTACTGCGTCTGCGGCATCTTTTACATCAGGATGCCAAGGTGGAAAACTAACTTCCCACCCTAAATCAACTGCTTGGTCGATTAACTCTTTACCTGGCTCATCTCTGTCCGGGCATAATATAACACGTTTATTTAGTTTGTCAATTAAGTGTGCTTGTTCTGGTGTTACTACATTACCTAATACACTTATGCCATCAACAAACACTGCATCAAATACACCCTCTACTACAATAACAAAATCTCTATCACTATCTACAAACCTATCAATATTAAATACATACCCAGGTTGTGTGTTTAGCAAATACTTTGCTGTTTCTTTATTAGGTGGATTTACATGTCTTCCAGTCCAGCCTACTAATTTGTTATTGTACATAAACGGTATTGTGAGCCTAGAACTATAAACAGGATTATTAATATGCAGTAATGGAAACTTGCCTAACAGTCCACGCTCAATTGCATACTGTTTTACTTTATGGTCATCGGGCAAGTCTTCTACCATAGTAGTTTCATCTGGCAGACTATGTGTTTTAAACTCTGCCGCACTGTATACATAACTATCGTCAGTATCTTCTATTTCTAGTTCTTCGCCAAACTTCATTAAGTCCAATACAACTTTATGAATGTCTGTTACTTGCACACCCAATGTCTCAACCAGTTTTTTATACTTGCCACCTAATCTAGGTGCAGGTGCCCAACCAGTTGTGTATTGGCAATTGAAACAATGGAAACTTATTTTGCTACCCGATTGTATAACACCAGCACGTTTACGCCTATCGCTACACATTGGGCAATTGAATGTTGTCCAGCCGCCTGGAGTTTTGCCATTTTGTAACGGCAAGTTATCCATTAACAGTCGGTGTACTTGGTCAACTAATTCATGATGATGCATAACAGTAATTATAACACCTAGTATTTAAAAGTCAACTAGTTTCTGAGTAAAACTTTATCTAAAGTTCCTGAAGTCTGGTCAAAAATAACTCTAATCCAATTAGTGTTTATTGTAAAATTAAAAGGATCAACGCCATTTGTTGCTGTAGTATAAGGAATTGCTGGATTACCAATGTCACCTTGTACATTAATATCATACCAATCCGTATCTTGTGTTGGTGCTGATGCTAATGCTGAACCTTGTATTTTAACAGTGCCTACAAAGTCTGTCATATAAAGTGCTATTGTGTGTCCGCTATGCCTATAGTTTTTATCTTGATTACCGTACAACGAAGAGGTTGCAAAGGAATCTATACCATCTACACCAACACTTGCTGTCTGTGTAAACACAGATGCTGTTTGAGTTGGACTAGGTTCATACTCTAAACTACTTTTGATTTCTAAATCAGTTACAATTCTGTCGTTTTGGTTTGCATATAACGGAGACTGTGTTACGCCTGCATCTGCACTTTCGCTAATTGCTATTTGATATAGCCCGGGTGATAAATCTTGTATATCACCTGTAACTAAATCTAGTCTTGCTTCACCTGTTGTTCCACCACTAATTAAAGTTAACGGTTTAAATAAAACACGTTTACTAGTGTTAGGATTAATAACTGTAGCATATAACGTTTTACTGCTAAGATTTTGCTTAACTCTGTCTCTGTTTCTTACATGAAAGTTTAATTGATTGTTTAAACCTTTATGTACTACTAATTTTGTCTGATTCATAGGTCTATTATCCACATATATACCATCCGCACTAAGAACTAAATCTACGGTCTGATATCCTAAGTTATATAATGTATGTGCGGTTCCGCTTGTCATTGTTCTTTACCATTATCTTTACTGTATTTATCAATTAAACACATAAATATCACGATGACTAAAGAACAAGAGCTACAAGATAAATTTCCATTTTTGACTGGTTTGCTCTTTAGCGAAAAAGAATTCGTAGGTATTGTACAAAATCAAGATAAACAAATCATAAGTTTTTATGATATTGAGCGTTGCAAAACCGGTGAGCATAAAAAATTAATGCTTGATTACGGCGAACTATGGTGGTGGGAGTCAAATAGACAATTGCCGATAGATATATTCTTATTCCAAGAGATGCAAGAATTACAGTACTGCCTGAGAACATTTATTCTAAAAGAGACGGATGTATTATTCGGTCCTGTGACCAGTATGCAGAATATTCTTAAGAAGCGAATAAAACGAAGAAGTATTCAATTAGTTAAAAAGACTGTTTAAACCTTATCTACCAAAAGATTCAACTGGACTATAATTACCATTGCATATCCTATCGCATGACTTTTCTTAAAGAAGTAATCGTCAGTTCTTTCCCATACTTCTTTTTCAATAATATCCCAACTGTTACCTACTAAGTATCGCTTACCAGGTCTAATCATTGCAAGTATCATTGCAAGTTGTTCAACATTCTTAGGTTGATGCTGTTTAATAATATCATAGTGATTACCAACGTGGAAGAGTTGTTTAACAATTTCTTCATGTTCAAACAACTCCCACATTGGTTCTTTTGCCAACAGACTATCTAAGTGTGCTTCGTCTATGATATCTTTGTAAACACTATTGTTCAATACGTCTACTTTAAAATATCCCATATCCTCTGCTTCTTTATGATCTATTGTGCTGTATCCTTCTAAAGGAAAAGAAGGAATAGGTTGAAAGTAAACTCCGGTGTTGTGCTTTTCATATGATTGCTCACGTTTGATACTGGCAGGTATAGGATCAAAAAGTTCTAAGAACTTATCCCTATTTGCCATATCAATATCAACATCGAAGTTTATTTTCATAGTTTGCCTTTCATTTTATCTATCATACGTTGTGCATTATACAACTCTTTGACAGGATTGTCATCCTCTAAAGATTCGATTACATTCAATAGTGCATCTAACTTACCTAATTTTTCTTCGTCAAGTTCGAACTTACCTATTTGAATTTTGCTCTCTGTATTAATATTAATATCAAGATCAGGAACGTATGTAATATTATCATCGAGTGTAAAATAAGGTGTACTTGATCCACTAATAGTAACTGTTGATGTATCTGTTGTAGTGTATATGTCGTCACCTACTGTAATTGAACCCATATTATCGTAACTGTAATCGTCGTAGTCGTTCATATCATTCTCCTTCTGTGTACAATAAACTCCACTTCATCAGTTTTTCTTTCTTTACTTTGATACGCCTTTGTATTTGTTCATCTGTTACTAGTCCGCCATCTTTGAGTATTTCTATCATACACATAACGTCACCTATTTCTTCTTGTAACTGCTTTGTGTCGCATGGCTCGTCAAAACGTATCATCTTGCTACATGCTTGTATTAGTTCACCACATTCTTCCATTGTGATTACCAACATTTCTTCCCTTTTTTTCATATCTCTTTGCTCTTGTATTCCTCAGCCATAGGGAATATGTGTGTAATAGCATCTGCTACTGCCCATGCTAACTCCATATGCTCTAACTGTGTTCCATTGGAGCCACGTAATTCGATATAGTGAATCCAACTACGCAACGTACCGTTAACGTACAGCCTGCTTAGTGTGTTTCCTTCCGGTAGTACTGCTCTTGCCTGCTCTTTGGCAATACCGTTGCTTACAGCATAATTGTATGCTTCTGTGGCAGTGTCGATAACCTTCTGTTGCATGTCTGCCCAGCCGTGCTGTAACAATCCATCATCTGTGGATACACTGTTCTGCCTATTTTTAGGATCTTGCAGTCTTGCTTCACGAATTTCAAACTCTAAATCCTTCGTAGGGTCTGCATAACGTTGACTAAACTCCTGAAAACTAAAACTTCTATGACGTAACAATTGTCTTGCTATATCTCTTGTTGTTTCTACTTCCATACACACTGATACCATCTCGAGTGGTGACCAATGTTTGTGTTTAATTAAATATTTCACAAGTTTTTCATTTGTTTCTGTGTTATTCTGATTACCAGGATTGCTTACTCTAGCACAGTAAGCCACTAAATCCAAAAGACTGGGGTCTGCACCTGTTAATGCTGGTGCTTGACTATAACTAATTATTTTTGTTTTCATATTTTTGCTTCCTTACAAGCCTGTTTAATTTCGTTTGCTTCTTCTTTGTTAGCAGTAAACAGTTTCATCCAAAACGGAGGATCAATCACATCTTGTATCATTTTAACTTGTTCACTGTTAAATCTTTCTAATAACTTATCACCGGATTCGCTTAGATATAATATCCAAGGACTTACTTTTGCACTTCTTAAATCATATACTGCTCTGCTAGGCGATACTTTAATAAAATAATCTTGCCAAGGCTCTTCATTTTCTTCTCCCCATCCTGCAAGATATATCACTGTACGCTCTAATGCTTTAAGTCCTGGTTCTTTCCTAACATAAGTTTTTAAATACTTGTCGTATTCTTTATCTGATGCCCATTGTTTTAACTTTACACCTGTCTTAATTAGATGCTCAGTGTACTTCACAGGGTCTAGCCATTCATTTACTGTACACGCTCTACCATATTTTACAAATGCTTCATAGTATTGACTTACAATAAAGTCTTCCATAGTCTTAGGTGTTTTTGCACTAGTGTTTATTTCATAGAATATTTGGAATGCTCTGTGTGCCAGTCTAATGTGGCTCATATCTTTATCTGCAAACCTGCGTTTCTTAACACACATGTGAACAGCCAGAGTAGTCTCAGACTTAAATGACTTTTTACACCACTTACATTCCATTATTTTAATAGGTCCTTAATTTCTTTGTCTTCCCAACCATGTGCTAATGCTAATTCTTTAAGGTCATTGTCATCATTTAAAGATAAAAACAATGTTACCTCATCACCTTTTAAGTGAGGTAGTACCGAATGCACAAAGTCTCCACGTTTACTTTTCTTCTTTCTACTGTTAGGCGGTTTGATATATGGATGATGTTGTACTTTACCACTACCAGCCGCTGTTAATAACAACCATTGTAACTCGGGGTGCTTACTAACATCAGTAAACTTGTGATTAACTAACTCGTTGACCATCCAAATATAGTCTGGTGCCGAACTTCCTTGCACACTACTCGCATACCTCATCATCATCCAGGCACTAAAAGCCTTTTTCTTTTCAGCATCAAGTTTATTATACCAGCCACGATCCTTTTTGTCAATGGCTTTCATAACTTCTTGTAAAGGTATTTGCGGTTTCTTTGCCATATTAATCCATGTCTAATTGTAGTTGTGTGTCGTAGTCATTTAAATTGCTAGTATGAGTGTCCCATACATTAATATAATGAGGTTCGCCGTTTGCAACAGTCTCATGCCATTCTTTGTTTGCATTTTCATCGGCACTATCACTTATATATTTAAAACACTTAAACTCGACACCGTGATACTGGCACGCCTTTGC